AATCCACTCCACCGCATACAGCAATAGTGGACTGATCCCCGGCTCTTGGCAGGGGAACGCTTCAAAGGGAATCGTAAGGCTGCCCGCACCGCTGCCATTCGTCGTCACATTCATCCGGATTGCATACATGCGCGTGTTCCTATAGTCAGAGGGAGGGCTGTTCACCCTCCCCCGTTAGCAGTTATCAGGTGCGAACGTACTCTACCCAGACAGCCGATACCAACACACTGTCAGTGTTGTGTGCGCCTGGTGTGACCTCAAACGTCAAAGTCTGCGCCCCGCTCGGCACATCCGCCGCGGCAATCGTGGCGATCTTCTCGCTCCAACTGCTCGTAATTGCCGCCGTCGCATCCTCAACTTTGGTGTCACCCTCGTTGAAATAGCTGTCCAGTGCCAATGTCGGCGTGTCGTTGGCCCCGCTGCTCTTGACACGGAAATGCACGGTCACATTTTCGGTATCATCCAGGTCAGGAGGGAGCGGAGTTTGGAACACAACCGGCGTCACGTCCCCCGCGCCCCAGGTCAGAACCAACGCGCTGTCTGTATCGCCGTTGGTCGTGGTCAGACTAGGACTGGCTTCAGTGGCATAGGTCACATAGATACCGTACAGATACAGCGCGTCGGTCGCGTGCGCCGCCGGTGTCACCTCCATGTTGACCACGGTCGCACCCGCCGGAATGTCACTCGCGGCAATCGTGGCGGTTCGTACCGCCAGTGTGTTGGTCAGTGCCGCCGAAACGTCAGTGACTTTGGTATCACCCACGTCGAAGAAGGTATCTACGCTCATCGTCGGGCTGTTGGACGCACCCGCCGACGCGCCGTAGAAGTTCACCGTCATATCGCTGCCTTCTGCATAGTCTTCCGGCAGAAGGAATTGGAAGGCAATCGGGTCAGAGTTGCCGCCCGCCCAATTGAGCCGAATCGCGCTATCCGTATCACCGTTGGTGTACTGAATGATCGGCGTAGTATCCGTCGCCAGCACACCGCCATTGCCCGCGATGTTGAGGAAGTTGTTGCTGCCTACCTCACGCACACTGGTCAGCGGAATACCGATTCGCTTGGTAACGCTCGTCTTCAGCGGCCCAACAATGGCATTGCTCGCCGTCTCCAGCCCGCTAGACAGCGGAATCGGCACAAAACCCACGGCATTGGCTACCAGGAAGTCAATCGCATCCCAGTCGGCATCTTCCGGCACATGCGTTGTCTTTTGGTAGAGCGTGACATTGTTTGCCGCTTGGCGCACATACAAGCTGCCCAACGGCGCATCCAGCCAAATCCCCGCGTCCCCATCCGGTACGGTTGTCCCCCACAAAATCTGCGGGGGATCGCCGTCCAGCGCGCTCGCCATATACTCTAGAAAGTTGTTGATACGCATGGCTCCCCCTTAGCTGGTCGCCAGGTCGTAGATATAGGCGTGTGCCTTCTCATGCTGCAAGACAAAGCCATATTCGCCCACGATCTGCTTGCGCGTGTAGTCGCCGGTCTTGGCAAGTTCCTCGACAAAGAAGCCGTCGAGTTCCACCCAGCCCAAGAGATCCTCTTGCACGATGTAGACTTCATCGGGCGGACACCAGCGGTTCATCAGTACATCCAGCGTGCCGAAGTCAGTCTCAATTGAGTTGACCACGTTGCCGATGGTGTGTTCGGTGCGCTGCGTCTGGATTGCTCCACGGCCCCAGTCTGCAAACAGCCGTTTGTTGAACGAGTTGCAAATGATGAGATTGGGCATCCCACCGTTTTCCCAACACGATTCGATGGCGTCCGTGACCATCTTTTCAGTCAGGCGCACGCCGTTGGCATCAGTGGCATTGGTGGTCACGAAACTCTTGAAACCGCCCATTGCCCCCTCCACCGTGGAAGCGGAACGCTGCACCCGCTGACCATAGAAGAAGGTCTTCTCAATCTGGTTGATCAACTCACCCGCTCGACCCTTCTTCCCCTTCGCGCCGCCCAGCCCACCAAGCCACTTCTGCAACTGTCGCTGTTCCTGGTCAGGAATCCCATAGCGCGTAGTGGCCTTCTGCTCGCTGCGGCTTACCCGAATCTCAGCGTGTAGAATCTGGCTGTAGTTGTAGTGGTTGACCGGCACTGTCCAATGGCTTGCGGTGGACTCTGCCCCTTCACGCCGCGCATTAAACAGGAAGGTAAGGTTGGTCGCATTGGTGATTGCGCCCGTCGCCGTCCCTTGGGCTCCGCCTTGCGCCGCGGCCCAATTACGGATCACGGTCGTAACCGTATCCGTCCCGTCATGCGCCGTGACCAAGATCAACTCGCCCGTCTCATCGCTGCGCCACACGTCGCCCACATGGAAGCGCACACCGTGACCGACGGCTACGTCCATGCCGGTTTCAGTCGTGTCCATGCCCTCAGCCAGCGTTGCGCTAAGCGGCATGTAGGTATCGTCCAACCACTCATATTTGTGGTTGGGAAAATTGACGAAACTAAACTTGCCCTGGTTGGCAAGCCCCCAGCGCGTGACCAGCGGCGCATCGCGCGGGTCGATAATGCTGATATAATCGGCAATCGTAATCTTGGTGGTTACGCTGTCCGATGTGCTGTACATCTGGCCTTGACCAGCCATTGTGATTCGCTCCTATAGTTCAATGCCCTCCCGTGTTGCTCGAATGCGAATCGCGTACAGTGCGGCCCCATCGTTGTTCTCCAACGCCTCGCGATACTCAGCCTTCAAGTCATCGCTTGTGCTATGCACCCGCCCGCGCCCGATGTCCACGGTATTGGCCCGATGTTCTTCGGCGGCTTCCGCCACCTGCCGTTGTTGGGCTTGGGTCAAATTGCCCTTTGCCCATCGAAAGCCCTTGCGCCAAGCATCATCGGGATTGTCGGCATCCATCAGCACATCGAGCGGCGCGCCCGTCTCGCGGCTGATCTCGCTCAATGCCGCCACGCGCGCTTGTTCCGCCCGCACAGCCTGCATCTCTTGTTGCAACTGCTGGATATAGCGGTCACGCTTCTGCACTTCATAGTGAGCGCGCTGCTCGTCGGGCATGTCCCGCGTCTGCAACGCCTCTAGCTGTGCCTGCATCGCCGCTATCTGCTGCTGCGACTGATCGCGTAGTTGCCGAATCTCCCTATCCTTCGCGCTCTGGTACTTCCGAAACTCCTCAAACTCTTGCAGATTGACAGGCTTGCTTTCCTGAGTCTGCTGCGGCTGAGCGGAGGCCGGAACGTTTGTCGGCTGAGATTGGCCGCTGGATTGCGGTGTCTCAGGCGAGACGTTTTGGCTTGTCACTTCCTCTGCCATCTGGTTTCTCCTCAGTAGGGATGAATAAAAAAAAGGCGGGAAGCTCATCCCCGCCATTGCAGTAGGGACAAACTTCCCGCCGAGTACACTCAGTAGGTTTATTCGATTGTTAAACTACGGAGGCTCACAGCCCCCCTATCGCTTGCGCCGCGGGACAATGCTCCGTTCCATGCCAAGATAATCTTCAAGCGCACCCAGCATGATGATCAGGCATTCCCGCGCGTGCATCAACAGCACTTTTGTTCGCGGATGAATTGGCGCAAGTTCCATACCCCTACTCTACCCAACAACCATTCCCAAATCGGGAATTTCTAATCGCGCAATCTCCAGCGCGGCAAATCGCGCGGGCGCAGATTAGCCCCTGCCTGAAGCCACTGCATATTCACGTCTGCTGGCCGCCAGGATTCCAGATTGCGCGCTTGCGGCATTAGGTTGTAATTGTACTCCGCCGCCCCAATGCGCGGCATGTTGCTGAAATCTATCGAACGCCGCCCACCACCACCGCCGCCGCCTCCTCCACCACCATAGGAACGATAACCGCCGTAACTTCCGAGGGATCGGCCCGTTCCCGCTGTCTCCCACCAGCGTTCACCGTTAGAATAGTTCGCCGCATAGTAGTCAGCGAATTCAGGATTGGTGCGAAGGTAAGCCGCTTTCTCTGCGCTGCTGCCAAGACTACGATATTCATTCCAATACTGGTTCCAGCTTTGCCCTACTTTACTACCTGCTTTACTGCTCGTCTTGCCGCTGCTTCGGCCCCCTCCTTGCCACCAGACGTTAAACTCATCGCCGTACTTACCCCGCCCCCATTCGATATAGTACGCCTCAAATTCGGGATTGTCGGCCATGAACTGACGCTTGGCTTCATAGTCATCACCCAACGCACGGTAGGCCGCCCATTCATCGGTGAAGGGCTGTGGGCCTTGCGTCGCGCCGCCACCCGTACCTGTACCCGTACTTGTACCCGTACCTGTACCCGTACTTGTACCCGTACCTGTACCCGTACTTGTACCCGTACCTGTACCCGTACTTGTACCCGTACCTGTACCCGTACCTGTACCCGTACCGCCCGCCCTAGCTCCCCGTTCCTCCTGTAGCGCGGCTTCCTGCTCCTGAATCTGCGTCATCGCTTCGGCATCTACTGGCCTGCCAAAGACCAAACTAGACGGGTCTTCCATCAACCGGTCAATCTCAGCATTGACCGCATCGTAGTAAGCCGCTTGGCGTTCCTTATACTCAGCGTTAGCAGCGTTGTACGCATCCCATTCTGCTCGGCTTGCACCTGCCCCAGGATATTCGGGTCTGTCTTCCGGCCCAACCTTCATATCCTCATACTTGGCATAGGCCATCCGTTCGGCGTTCTTTTGCGCCTGTTCCGCCAATTCCTCTGGACTATAGCTGCCATAGAAATCAATGTTGCCCTGCGGCTGCGCCCCCGCTGTCGGGTCAATCAACGGCGCGCCCGCGGGTCGCTCGACCGGTAGTTGTTCGCTGTCCGTCACTGACGGATACTTGGCTTTAACTTCCTCGATCTTTGCATCACGCTCCGCCTGCAATGCTTCCCATTCGGTGCGCGCCTCAGACCACGCCGCCTTTTCTTCCTTCGTGCCATCGGCAGGATACTCATATTTAATCTCAGCAATTCGAGCGTCATACTCATCACGAACCGCTTTCATCTCTGCCGAACGTTCACCGCGCGCTGCCACCACCCCAGGCCGCTCATCACTGAACGGTTGCTTATAGGGATACGTTGGCGGTACGGGCCGGTTCTCTGCCTGCGCGCCCAGGTCAGCATTGGCTTGCGCCTGCGGATACTCGCTGCCATACATGCTAAAGGTCTTACCCAATTCGCCCGTCGCTTCGTCTACCGCGTCTACCGCCGCCTTGCTGCCATAGGGATTGGTCACAGGGTCATAGCCCATCATGCGCCGCTCATCGCGAGCCGTAATCGCCGCCTCTTCCTCTGGCGTCCAGTTGTAACTAGGCATCCCGATAAAGTAGCTTGTGAGTAGCGACCACAGCCGGTCACTGCCCGCCCGCTGTGCGCCCTCCGCCGCCAACGCTTCGGCCCCGCTCCACTGCCCCGGTAGAGGTTCATCACCCGTTCGCGCCTGATGTACTACATCCTCGGCCCACAGCCGTTCACCCTCTGTGTTGCCCTGCCCTTCTAACTCGATACCTTTGCGAACTCGTCCGTAATCAAACTCATCACCACCAGAGAGAACACCGCCCGCATCAGCAGGAATCTCCCCCGTGCGCGCCATGCGGTTGTAATAGGCAATCTTCCAAGCAGGAATGATGTCACTCAACTGGAAGCCGCTGTTCCAACTGATCCCATCCTTTCGCGGCGCATAGTTATCTAGCAGCGAATTGACCACATACTGATTGGCCGGCAACAGTCCCGGCGTCCACCGCTGCAAATTAAGCAGCCATCGCGCCGTGTCGTTCGTCGCTTCATCCGGCTCGACAAAAGGATTCGGGTTCAAATACATCACGCCAGGGATCATGGCGTCAAGCAAATTGCCCAGCCCCAGACGACTTGGGCCAACACCAACCGGATTCGGCACAGTGCCATACCGCACTTGGGGAATCCCCGCCTGCTCATTCTCACGCCGGATGTTGGTCTTGGCGTCATAGTACGCGTTCACTAGTGCCGGTTTCGTCAACGCCGCCATTGCTGAGCGCGGCAGCATACGCGACCAGAAGTAAGGGAACGGCGACAGGAAGCCCAGGATGGTATCGAAGTTTCGCTTATCGTTGAAGTTCAACATGATCCAACCCGCCATGTCATCACCCACGCGCATGGCTTGAGCCAGGGCATCATCATAGCGGGGTAGCATTTGATCAAAGAGATCGACCACCCGCAATCGTTGGGCGGGTGTGAGCCTGTTCGGTTTTCCCGCAAGTAGTTCGGGCAGCACTCCCAAGATTCGCTGCTCCAGGCTATCAGCATTCTTCAACATCGTTTCGGCCACATCACCCACTGTTTGTGTCGGCATCCCGTTCTTGTTAGCAAGGAACGGGCGAAGGGCTTCGGCGGCATCGTCACCTAGTTCGTCCACACCAAGAATGTCGGCTAGTACCCGAAGTGTACTATCCTGATCACCTGAACGTAATGCCCGTGCCGCGGCCTCTGCTCCCATGCCCAACGGTTCAGTCAGTTCGGTAATCACTTCATCGGTAAGCGCAGCGACGCGTGGAGCAGCATTCTTCATCTGCTCCGCTGCTTGCTTCACCACATTACTTGCGGGGACCTGTGTGCCTTTGGTCAACCCGTTTTCGACCATCTGGCGCAACGTCGCATCGTTGTTGGTCAGTGTCGCATCCAGCCATTGCATTTGCCAGCCAATGTTACGCTGTTTGAAATAGTCGTCCCAAGAGCGTTGTCCTTTTACCGCCTCACTTGCCATCTCCGCCAGCCGCGCCGCCTGCCGCCGCCCGTAACTGTCGGCCATCTGCATAGCGTTACTAAACAAGTCAAAGTTGTCGGTTGTGGGATAGCGTTTGAGCGCGTCCAGCAAGACAGAAAACGACCGGTCTACCTTGCCCCGATAGGAATCAATCACCTGAGCATAAAGAGTCGGCGTGTCCTTTGTCGCGCCGAGGTTCAGCCCCGCTTGTCTTGCCCCCTGATACACACCCTCATCAAATTCCATATAGCGTTTGAGCATCGAAGCCCAATCGCGCTTGGACTCATAGGGCAGATTCGGATCACTCGCCAACTGGCGCAACAGTTGCCGGAATCTATCCGTAGCTTCCTTTGTATCCGCTGCCAGTTGCGCGTATCCATCCCGCGTACCCTGCCATTTGATCTGCCACAACCGCTTCGTATCATCGCCCGTCGCGCCGATTGCTTCCCTGCCCAACATATCTATCTGTCGCCGCGTCGCGCTTCGCAGTTCATCCAGTGTGGCAAAGTAATCATTGAGGAGGCCCACAACCCGCGAATCGCTGGGCAAATGCGGAATGTCATTCAGCATCGATTGCACTTGCTGCTGTGTGCCTTTAATCAAATTGGTGGCAATCTTGTCGGCCTCTTTCGCCGCATTGCGAATACCGGCGCGTTTGCCCATATCGCGCAGCATGTCGCGCACTAGAGCAACTTCCTCGGTAATCATTTCATCGGTATATCGCACCACCGGTTGCACGCTGGCTTGGCTCAACAGCGAAGCATACGGTTTGCGAATGTCGTCAAAGACCTTACGAATCGCCGCCGCCGCCTCATCCACTCGTTGCGGGCCATAGGTGTTGACAATATCTTGCAACGCTTTACCGCCCGCGGGGGTCACATCGTCGAGCGTTAGGTTGAACAGCGTTCGCACATCAATCGGAACAGTTGCCCGATCTAGCACTTGGCGAATCTGCCCTGCCATCTCTGCGCGACTGCCGGTAATGCCAACTGTCTCGACAATGTTCGTTAATTCTCTGGCAATGTCATCCGGCAAACCCAACCCCTGCAATGCCGGTGCGAACTCCTGCCGCACCGTCTGTTTCCACGCCGCCTCCAGCCCACGATTGAAAGTCGTATAGCGGGCCTTCGCGCGGAACCAGCCTTCGCCGCCAACTCCATCACCGTAAGGAATGTCATAGAACCACTTCATCACATTGCTTACAGGATTATTCGGGTCGCGGGTCAAAGTTCGCGCAATCCAATCTATCGCCCCGCTGCCCGTCGCTTCAGTGGCGTTGGCATCCACCCAGGGCATGACGCCCCCAAAACGGCGCATCAGATCATCACTGATCTGCTTGTTGGGCAACCAGGTAAAGGCATCCTCACTGAGCAGCATTGTGGTCGCAGACAACGCGTTGCGAATCCAGTTCGATGGACGCAAGGCAAGAAACATATCCGACATAATTGCTTTTTGTACTCGTGTCGGCAATGTTACCCAATTAAAACTTTCGCCCGCTTCTTTCAACTGTTTCGCTACGGCCTGCGCTTCGGCCAACTTCATCTGCCCGCCAGATTGGATTACTTTACCTTTATCGTTCAAGTATTCCAGCACACCCGTTCCGGCATTGACCTTTTTCACTCGCACCTTGCTTGCGCCGAAGGGCAAGGCATTCGGGTCGGCCAGTCCATTCGCCCGCCGCGCTACGCCGTGCATCACCTCAGTTACTTCAGCGATAAATTCAGTTGGATTAAAGGCATCATCGCTTAGGCTGCGGAGGTTGGCGAGTTGCTCCCCCGCCGCCCGCCAGAGAGGGGCCACCTTTGCAGTTTCAGTATTGCCGATTAACCCCGCACCCCATCGGTAAAGACCGCCGAAACTGTCACGAATCGCCGGACTCTGCAACCCTGTTAGCCCGTTAATCAAACTCTGCCCGCCATCAGTGACAAGTGAACTAAGCACCCGCCGTGCGTCCTCCACATCACTGATTGGCGTGAAGGCATTCACCGCCATCTCAACCAAGCGTTGCGTATCTATCGCCGCCTTGCTTTCGGGGGTGCGTTCAAAGAGCCAGGCAATGCCCTTCGCGCGGTCTACCGCCTTTTCACCGCCCACCGCTTGCAGCACTTGAGGCACACGCTCCATCTGCTTTGCAATCTGCCCCGTTGCCTGTTCCGGTGTAACTTTATACAACTTGGCAAACTTAGCCTGTTTCATCAACTGCATCGGTGTGCCGCCCAATGCCTTGCTTACACCGCCTGTCAGCCAAGCGGTCGGGTCAAGCAGCACACCCATTACAAAGTCGGCCCAGGGATTAATATTGGCATCTACAATATCTGTCCATGATTGCGATTCGAGTACCGCAATCTGATTGTTCAAGCGCGAAGCAGCTTCACTATCTCCTGCTGCCGCCGCCTGCTGAAGCTGCGTCTCCAGTTGGGTAATCTGCGCCGGTTGGTTGACGATTGCTTCCATTGCCCGCAACGTGCTTTCCGCCCCTCTCGGCGCAACAATCAAACCGCGGCGCGCCTGCTCCTGTTTCTCTGGCGACAGACTATCGAGATAGTCCATCGTGGCTCCCCATTGAGCAATGCCCTTTTGAAATTCGCCCATATACCAATTGACATTTGCCCCGATATTTTCCGGCGTCCACAAGGACTGTTCTGCATCCAACCCGCGTTCCTCATAGGGGACAAAGTTCGGATTCATCGGGTTCATACCACGGTTCAGCGCGCCGCCAATCGCCCCGCCAATCGCCCCAAGTGAAAGCCTTTCCCCTGGCTCGACCCCTTCACTGCCATGCAATACCCGCTGGCCCAACTCATCCAATGGCGTTGTACCCAAGAAGTAAGTGGGTACATTGAACGTCCAGTCTAACGCACTTAATGCCGCGTCCCCTGCCCGGTCTGCCCAAGACAGATTACCGTCTGCACCCCATTCGCGTTGACGCTCTTCCGAACGGTCAATGGCATATTGCGCCGCGGGGGTTTCCTGAAACTCCTCAACGCCCTGTTGCGACTGACGCCGCGTTTCTTCCCATGCTTCCGGTGCAAACCAATTGCGAGGACTCCACGAGCTTGTCTCCCACCAGTCGCCTATCGCCTGCGCCCCTACTTGCGCTCCCGCGCCAAGCGCCGGCATGGTATTGAGCGCGTTGACAGCGGCTGTGTTTACGGCGATGGGCTGTGTGCCTAACAAACTCGGCGCTTGCCAACCGGCGCGCGACAACAACACCGGTTCAGGCTCACGCTCCGGCGCGTTCTGTTCATCGAATCCCACAGTATCCCAACCGCGAGTTTGGGATATAGAAGGTGTACCCGTATCAGGTCGTTCCGGTTCGGCTAGACCAATCGGTTCAGGTTCCGGCAAATAGGAAAGCAGCGGCCGCGAAGTGTCACGAGGTTCATAGGCAGCGCGTTCCGATTCTCGGTACTGCGCCATGCCCCGCTCGCGTTCCTCTTGTTCTCGTTGCGCCGCTGCATCTCGCCCGCGCTGCACACGATAAACAGGACGCTCTTCTTGCTGCGGCTGCTGTCCTTGTGTACCGGACACAGGCACATAAGCACGCGGCGTAGGCTGCTGCTCTCGCTGGCTCTCCTGGTAAGCAGCAATCGCGGCCTTAATTCGCGCCGCGTTTTCTTCAGCACTACGCAACCCCTGCTGCTCTCGCCGCTTACGTTCTTCTTCCTCGCGCCGATCAAGCCAAGAACCGCTACCCTGTTCGAGGGCCATAGGTTATCTCCACTCACCTGTTACCGGATCGCGTGTCAGAACTTGCCCGTTCGCTTGAACAATCGTCACAGGCTGGGCCGAACTAGACGCCTCAAAGCGCGGCTCGAAGCCGAAGCCCCCCGCCCCTAACTCACTACCCCGGTCACGCTGCGGCATGACGGCTGTGCCCATGCCATACTGCCGACTTCCCGGCGGATACTTCCAGCCCGCCGTAGGGTCATAAGGCTGCTGTGGCACAAACTCCCCGCTCTGCAATGCGTCCATCACATTGTTAACGCGGCCAAAGTCATACGTTTGTGGTTGCTCCGCTCTCGGCCCGCTCTCCCCCGGCGGTGTATATTGCAACCAAGAACTTGGCTCAGGCGGAATCCCCGGCGATTGCTCCCACGCCGCCAGCGGCAACCCATGTGCTGTTCCCTGTGCCCTCTGGGGCTGTGAGCCTCCCGCCTGACTCACCAACGGCTGCGAAGTGCGATCCAAACTTGCGGTACGATCTCGCTGAGCATAACTGTTGCCCCCTGCCCCTACTGGCCCCGCAGAACGAGAGACAGAACGTCCGCCGCTTTGACTGCTGCCTTGCGCTTGAGGCCCACGCCCCCCAGCCGACGCAGGCGCGGTCAACGCATTGCCACTCGAAGGCGTAGTGTCATAATCTCGATCCAACATATACTGTAACTGTTGCGGCCATTCATCAGCACGAACATAGGTATAGTTCGCGGCGGCATCCGGCGCGCGACCATCCTCGATAAACTTAAAACTCGAATTACCAAGCTCCACTATAACCGGCATGATCTAGTCTCCTACCACGATCTCGTCCATCTCGCGGATGGAATTTGTGCCCGTCCAAATGCTGACATTGCCGCCTGCTGGTTCTGCGCCGCAATCTGGGCGCGAGTTAGTTCCGCTTCCTGCGCCAACTGACGATTGCGATATTCCGTAAGCTCTTTCTGTGTGCGCTCATCTAGCCCCAAGCGTTGCGTATCCAGCCCGTATTTTTGCTGCTGTGTCAATTCAGCCAATGCCAATTCTCGCTGCTGATTGCTCAACTGGCCCGATTTCCACATCTCGTCAATCGTATTCGCCTGCTGCTTGACACCCAATTCGCCCCGCCCCAAAAAGTCCTGCAAACTAAACTGACGATTTGCCAAGTCCCACTCTCGTTCGTCGCGAATCCCCTCACGGCCAAACTGTGCCTGCCACTGATTTACCGCTTGCTGTGCTTGCCACTGCGCCATCTGCTGCTGCTGCGTAGCCAAACCCATGTTGAAGTAGTCCCGCTGCTTGCCCCAGCCGGATTCATCCCAATAGCGAGCATTGCCTTCGCCAAACTCCTGGCCCCACTGATTTGCGTTCTGCGCCATCTGTGCGTAGGGCAGAACCCCAGCGAAGTACGCTTGCCACTTCTTGTTGTCCCATGTTTCGTAGTTGCTCACGTTGTTGGGGTCTACGATGTCTTGCCAACCCTGCTGCCCCTTGTTGTTCGTATTGCCGCCGGGGAACTGTCCACCCGGCGCGTTTCCTGTCGGGAAATTGCCCGGTTGATAAGGGCCGTTGACATATCCCCCCTGCGGCTGGCCCGCGTTCGGGTTAGGCAGTTGCGGGTTCCACTGTGGCATTGGCGACGGGCTATAGGACGGCATCTGCCCCGGCTTGCTGATCTGCTGCTGGTACGGCGAACCAATCTGTCCTTGTCCCCCGAAGTTGTTCATGGCCTGGTTCGGTTGCTGCCCGCCAAAATTATTCATCGCATAGTTTTGCTGCTGCTTTTGCTGCTGATTATTTGTCGGATTCCACGGCATTGTTTATCCTCCCATTCCTCCCATACTCATCAACACTTCCTGAATCTGCGCGTCAGTCATCCCGCCATTCACAATCGCCTGGAACGTCAGCGGGTCAGCCTGCCGGATCATGTTCAACATCTCAGGAGTCAGTTGCGAACCCATCTCTGGCGGTATGCCCCCGCCTGCGCCCATCGGTACTGCCGGTGGCTGCAAGTCTGCCATCCCCCCCGGCCCCGTCGGGAGGCCCACACCCCCACCCATCTCAGGAGACATCGGCGGCATTGCCTCCGGCGGCATCATCCCCATCTCTGGCGGCATACCCATCATGTCCTGTGGGCCTCCTGGCGGGCCTCCAGGGGGCATCATCCCCATATCAGGCCCCGGCATACCAGGAGGCATGTTCGGCGGCGTCTGGGGCGGCTGTGGCGGCTCCAGCACCCCTTCCAGCGGCGTTCCCTGCATGAACAATTCCGCCTTGTCAGGATAGAACGCCCGCAACGCTAAAGCATGGCGTTTGGCCTGGAGTTCCGGCGCGCCCATTGCCTGTTCCAGATAGATTCGATTCTCCTCATCTTCCGGCAAGTCTTGCTGCAACCACATATCACGGAAAGTGCGAGCGGAGATCAATCCCGCCTGTTGCAACTGCAACCCCAGCGTCAACCGTGGCATATCGTTCTCAGGCAATTGCACCTTTAGACTGACGTGGTTTTCGTAGTACCCATCCTCGATTGCTTCTTTCGTCAGCGTCAAACTGTAGGGCTTGTTCAGATTATTCATGCCCCACATCGGCACGCCCTTCTTGCCGCCAAAGACCTCGACCAAGCCAAATAGCATGGCATTAATGGTCTCAATCGTGGCTTCGAGGTTCTGCATGATGCTACGCATACGCCCGCGTGCTGCATCGGCCAGCATATTTACCCCAAAGCCACTTTGAATATCGCCTGGAGCCTGACCGTACATCACAGTGGGGAAGGTGCTTCGCTGGATTGCCCCTTCAAACTGCTGAATGAGACTTTGCGCCAGCGGCATGTTGGGCTGAATCTGTACCACCTGCAACTGTGTGCCAGGTGGAAATTGCTCCATGCCCCCAGGCCGCGGGTGGAAGTCGGGAATCGCCTGCCCCTGTTCGTTGGTCAAATAAATGAAGGGCCAGAAGTACCACAACGCGCCGGTCTGTTGCATACTCAACTGCTTGCACTTCGCCTGCCAGGGGCCATCAAGGGGATACATTAAACTGAGCGATTCGAGAGCTTGGTTACAACTCTCCGTTGTATCTGCAAATCCCATCACAATGGGAATGGCCGGATACTTGGTCTTAGCAGGCTCCTTGATAAAGGAGGCATCCATCAAAATCGCATTCCAAATATCACCGTCCTTCATATCCACATACCAGAAGTCGGTGATCTCCACTTCTTCAAAGCGATAGCTATCGTCGCGGCTCTTCCGATCCTTAATGGCTTTACGCTGCACAATGCCCGGCCACCGCTGCATCGCTTCCCACAACTTCACCCGATACTTGTGATAGGCATATTCGGTATAGGCTTCGCCACGAGCAACACCCACGTTACGCGGGTCGAGGCTCCGCAACAGAAACGGCGATTGTCGTGACCGCAACTTGCTCGGCAATACATCCTGCACCCAGCGCAAGTCATAGGCATGGCGGCCCAGCACCGTAGACTGCCAGACGCCGGAATCAATTAAGTTCTTCCCCCTATGTCTTGCCTGCTGCTGCCAGAACGCCGTCGCCCACCGTTCACGCTGGTTGGCAAAGGTAGTCGAATCTTCTGTATTCTCTTTCGGCGGAATCGTGATCTTCGGCTTGCCACTCACCAACCGCTGCGCCAGGTTCACCGCATCATACGGGTCATGCGTAATGACAACTTCCTGGTCATCCTCACGCAGTTTGCGAATCGTCTCATCGTCAAACGCCTTGCCGAAATAGATATTCTCCCACCGCTTTGCGAGCTTCGCATAGTCGCGGTCGGCATCTTCAATCTCAGCAACTTTATCTAATATCTGGTCAACTTTGAGCTTCATAGATATACCCAATGAAAAAGCGGAGATTTGAATCCCCGCTGTTACGGTGAGGATCAAATCTCCGCCAAGAAAACTCAGTGGAACTTATTCAGTTAAGGCACACAGCCCCTATCAAAGGGTTTTCCAGGCTGCGCGCTTCCGATGTCGCTTGACAAACGTTCTTTCTTCTACTGGCCCAAAGCGGTCATACAGCCCATAGCCCAACGCCTTGATTGCATGGTTGTTCGCGTCTATCGGGTGATGAGGCTCGCTGCGATTCGGATTTGTGGCCCGCCATTTCCACAACTCAAACTCAGCCAACACATCGGCGGCCTGCCCGTCAGGACTCTTGGCATTAGTCATCTGCGAGTTGAAGAACAACAGGTTATCTCGCAGCCGGTACTTGACCACATCACGCCCCACGTCCTGATGCACATAATTGCTACGCAAGAAAATCCCCGCGTCCTTCTGCCAGATTTCAATGTGGCTCGGCATCCCGTACTGATGTCGCCCCGCCACGTCAATCACGCCGTGTGTGCCTCTGTTCAACTGTACCAAGTCCCATAGCGGGTTCTCCTTCGCCTGCGGAATCACGTCCTGAGCAATCGCCCCCCGAAGGTACACCCTATCCAGTACATGAGTGATTGTGCCAATAACCTGTACAAATAGAACGCAGTAACAGTTCTTGCCGGGGTCGATCCACAACTCGACCGGAATATCCGGTTCCGGCTGCAAGTGCCGCACATGTTTGGTATAGTCAAACTGCGGAATCACCAGCCCCGTTGCCTTGCGTGGCCGCGCCCCGTACCGCTCATAGAAGTAATCCAGGTCGGCGGAGTGCAACCGGTATAGCCGCTGAATCTCTGGATTGTCCCATCCGCCAGGGAAAGCCGCCGTGTTGCTCCAGGTCGGCAAGCTCATAGCGAAGCCGCCGTCATCATTCGGAGCTTCCCACCGCTTCAGCAAATCCCCGTACCAGGGAAGGCCCTGCTCCAGTGTGCCGCTGAGCAGGATGCACCCCTGTACCCTGGCCACACGCTCTTGCGCCTTCAAGAACACTTCATACTCTTGCTGCGCCGCTTCCACCATTAGGAAAATGTCTACAGCGTAGCTTGCCAGCTTCCGCACATCGCTGCTCGACTTGGTTTCAATCTTTAATCCCCAGGTTGTTTCGCACTGCCAGGGACTTGTCGTGTTGTTGGGCATTGAGACAGAGCGAACAAACCCGCCCTTTTCCAACGCCCGATACATATACTCAAACTCAACACGCGCTTGCTTATAGTCCGGCCCGACAATCCAACAATAGCGTCTACGAGCATTCTCAGGGTCAAGCAGTTCTTCCTCTGTCGGCTCGGCCAACATCAATGCCAGCCCCACAATCGAAAATGACTTGCCCGCTTGGATACCGCCGCAAAGCAAGATGAAGCGGTGTCCGCTGAGTAAGGCCCACACCGCTTCGGCCTGCGTAGGGTTGGGTTCATAGCCTAGTAACCCCCACACCATACGCGTCCAGCGTTCGCTAATCACTACCTTCCCCTACAGCCAACGTCGTCATCACCAAATCGGGGTTGTCCCGTAGCACCTGGATAATGCCGTGAGCTAACACATTGATCGTCTGCTCGTCGTGTTCCTCCACCCCGGCGGCCATCAGGATACCGTGAGCAATCTCATGCCAGAGGACAAAGCACTGCGCTTGCGGAGCCAGGTTAGGCATTAGGGCGATCTCATCTTTCAGATACCGAATCTGCCCACTAGCCCCTTCGAGGTTCAGATTCACGTCACTGATAACATCGTAGTTCACCCAGCCGATACGAATCTTGTCCGGTACTTGCATCTAAATTGCTCCTTAAATTTTGCCCAAGACGCTGTATACAGTTTCAGGATCAACCCGCCCTTTGCTATGCCCAAAGGTCGCCTGTCCATAGTCGTCACGACTACCTAGCCGAATCTCTAAGTGGAGGTGCGGGCCGGTGCTATTGCCCGTACTACCCATCTTGCCGATCTCTTGCCCCTGCTTAACGTGTTGGCCCACAGCGCAGCCCGCGCTAGATAGGTGAGCATAAAAACTATGGAAGCCCAACGCCTGATGGTACACCCGCACATAGTTGCCATAATCGGGGTCAGTGTCCACCCATACGACTTCCCCTTCCGCAACCGCCCTGATTGATGTCCCCTGCGGCGCGCCGATGTCCAGCCCGTTATGGCCGGGCAATCCAAAGCGCGCATAGTTAGCCGGGTTCTCCCCAAAGCGTTGTGTCACCACCCCCGCACAAGGCCAGGCCAACGCACGCGGCGCGGGTTGTTGCGGCTTCGGCTGCGTCGGCCCACCGCCAACAATCGGCACATAGACGTTGTGCGGCTGCGGAACGGGCTGCACGTACTCGCGCCAGGGGTAGGATTCAAGCGCACTTCGCACCACGCGCACATCAAACGAATCCCATGGCTTGCTGTAGTCATAGGTAAAAACCTGGTAGCTGTGGATGCGCGGGTCTGCAATGCCCATGATAGCCCCGTCTAGCCATCCGCAGTAGGTAGCGGGATTGTCCGCGAACGGCACAAGATAGCCATGGTGTTCGCCGCCGCCGATGACATGCTCGTCGATGCCAAACTCGCCCACTACCCACTCCACGTCTTGCCAGGGGCAGGAGCGCAGCCGGTCGTAATGTCCAGGCGCAAGCGGAACTGCTGCCGTGCCGTAGATGTGCGCCACGGCGATATGATGGCCGCGCACGATGGCTTGGCGGCTGCCCTCAAAGACGGTGTAGTCGGCTTGGGTGTTGGGCGTGCCGTCTACCGTACGCGGGTGGCCGGTGGAAAAATTGAACGCTCCGCCGCGCAGCCCGTGCTGGCGCAGCCTGTCCAAAAAGGCCGTGGTGTAACGGTCAATCGCGCTGCGGTCGCCATTCGTTGCGTCCGGCTCGTTGATCCCCAGGAAGAAGCTGCGGTCTGTGGGCAAATGATAGCGGCCCGTCTGCACCTTCTCAGCCCATTCGTTGGCATGCCGCGTGCCAGCGCCAACTGGGTCGGCCCACATTGCCTCTTTTTGCTCAGACATAGGGTGGTCACGCGCCAGGATGTAGGCACTCGCTGGCAGCACAGACAGCAGGCTCGCGCAGGCGTCGCGATCGCTCCAGTGCCACTCGAACAGTTTGGCGCTTGGGTACTGCATCCGTTCGATGTGGGCGAAATCGCCGCCGTCAGGATGCACACGCAGCCAGTGCAAGCCGATTTTATGCGCCATTGCTTTCGGCCTCCATCCGCTCGCGATCCGCGCGTGCGTGGCAAGTAGGACACATCGCCTCTACCTGAAGCCAGCGATCGCGCTCATATGACCAGTGATGATATTCCGTCGCCGGGTCACCACACCGAACGCAGGTCAGCGTCTTGGCATGCGCCAAGTCTCCCCGGCGGATCGCAGTATGGACAGCCTCTTGTGCCGCTACGCGCTCGCGATTGGTTTTTCGATACCACCTCTGGTAAGCACGCCGTTCCTCGGCGTTTCGTTGATAGTATGCCTTTGCCTTGGCGCGGCTTTCTGCGCCGTTGGCTTCTCGCCACTGGCGCATAGACTCGCGCGTGCGCTCTCGCGCCAACTCCAAGTTGCGTTCACGATAGGCGCGCCGTGCCTCCCCCACCCGCCCCGGATGACGCTCCCGATAGGCGCGCCCAGATGCGGCCGTTTGCGCCTTGTACGCAACCTGGCCGCATTCCTTGCTGCAATACTTGTAGTTATTGTTCTTGGTGGAGAATTCCGCGCCACAGACAGCGCAGACTTTGAGAATAGCAGGGCGCGGCGTATACTTGCCCATAGTGACAGAAGCTCCGTTTCTGTTGCTCAGGCCGGAGGATGTTAGCGCATCGCTCCGGTCATCTATTTGAAGAATCCCTACCCCTGTATTATACCTCATGCGTTCCCTTTTTGATAGGCCGAGTTACCCCAGAAAAAATGAGCGGACTAAGGTTCGTGCGTTAGTGTTAGTGATGTTGTCTGATGTAGTCGTCCTGTAATCGTCTAAGGCTATCGCCTTCCCCCGCCTACCTATCCCCCTCCGCTCCCCACCCCGCCACCCCTCACCCCGCTTCACCGCTACCTATGGCCCACGCTCCACCGCCGCAGCATAACCGTTCGATTGCTTGACAATAATAGCGTCATTAAATGATTGTTATCTTGCACTATCTGTTTTGGCCGAAGCGAGTGAATGCCGATAAGCTTTAATTATCAGTATCTATGTCGGCGTCTTGGTCGCCCTCCAGCAGCAGCGGCGGCTCAATGATCCCCTCTCTCGGCGGCAGCAGTGGTCGCCGGTCGCTGAGCAGCGCGGCGAGCAGTTGCGAGCTGTCTGCCGTCCCGACCTCCAGAGACTGCTTGGGCTTGCCCAGCACATAGCTCAATATCAGTTCCGCCAGGGCCAGCTTTGCCTTCGGACTTCGGGTGCTCGATGCTGTTCTGTCAATGTCGTCAAGCAGCTGGATGATTTTCTCTGGCGTCCACTTTGCCTTGAGCGCATCCAGCACGGCTTTTTTGTACGTCCCGCCCACCGAACCGCCCGAACGATTGCCCAGGGCAAATGTCCCGTCCTCATTCCGCTCTATCGCCATGATCCGCAGCCCCTACCGCTCCGCCGGAGTCAACAAACCTTAAATCACCCAAACCTTAAATCACCCTCTCTGCGCTCTCTGCGCTCTCTGCACTACCTATCAGTCTCTGCCTATGCTGCCGCTGCCTACTGCCTTACTGGTGGCTTGCTGTGAGCCTCAGAGACCCTATATATCTATCTCTCTAGCTGCTACTCTCTATCTCTCTATCTGGTACTGCTCTCTCTGATTGTCTCCAGCCTATCAGGCCGGCATTCCCAAAACGGGAATTTGGCCACACGTTCACGAGCCCCGGCCAGCAGCGAGGGCAAGGTCGAGGTCGAGGTCGGCTAAGGCCCACAGCCCCCGCCGGATAGTAATTTAGCAAAACGCGAAGTGAAATTGGTCAAATTGGGGGATTGACATTATGATTAACCCATGCTATAATCAAGGCATAGGCAGGACAAACCAACTAGCAACAGGAGAAGAACGATGAAACTCTCATACGATTACCTAGGCGAACGATTTGTGATGGACGGCAGCGTGACCACTGACGCCCTGGGCCGAAACGGACAGCCCGCAGTGCTGGACGGATACGGGTATCCGTTGGACGATGAGGCGCTAGTCAACTACCGCATCGTTGAGGCCACAGCGGAGGAGTTGGAAATTGTGGCCCGCATCCCCGTCTACGGCCCGCAACTCGCCACTCGCTAACCCACCACACACGCCCCGCCCGGAGGCATCGTATCCGGGCAGAAAGGCAAAATCATGTACACCATCATCCTAGACAGACACACCGGCGAGCGATACGGAGCTGTGATGCACAGCAACAGCCTGACAGATTACGAGCTACTCGATCTGGCGGGCGTCCGCAACGAGACGGACGGCGTCGAGTGGGGGCCGGAGGAATACACATTCGTACGGCTGTCGGACGAAGAGGCCAAGCAACGAGGATACAAATAACTACCAGCCCAGCCCGGCGGGGAATAGCCGGGCAACTCAACCAACTACTAGCAACAGGAGAGAGAGCGATGGAAAACCGAATGACACGCAGCCGACTTGAGAAGTGGATCAGTGGCAATCGTCCCGATTTGGGGCTTTTTGAGACAGATGCCGGAGTCAAGGGATTCTACCGGCAGGATGCAGGCCCCGCCGCCAGTTTCCAGGGCTGCGGTAAATCCTGGAAAGATGTCGCGGCCCGGCTCGGCGCAATCCAAGTCCCCGACAAGGACTAGCCCCCCCCTCACCAGCCCCAGCCCGGCGGGGTAATGCCGGGCAGAAAGAACACCCATGAGCAAGCGCACCACCATGACCAACCTAAGCAGCGAGCTACGCCCCATGCTCGACCGCATCGCGTACGACGCCCTGCGCGAGACCAACCCCGCCCTCGCCGACGCCATCAGCGACCTGCTCGCCGCCGGTCAGACACCGACCCAGATCGAGGCATACGTTAACCGCCACTACGGTCAGCGCCTGACCACCCAAGCCGTACGCGGCGCGGCTGAGTATCTCAAGGACAAATGACATGGCCACCAACCGCAAGCCAAGCAGACCCGCCATAGGACATGGCGGACGCAGACCAGGAGCAGGGCGCAAGCACATTGACCCCGAAGGGAATACCATCAAGATCGAATTGCGGTTAACGAGGAGGCAGCTAGTTTGGCTCGACAGTCGAGGTGACAATCGGGCCGCTACCATTCGCAGCCTGATTGACCAAGCGAGCGACGCCTAGAGTAGCCGCTCCAACAAAACACAACGCCCAGGTGATGAGCCTGGGCGCTTTTGTTGCCTCGAAATGTCCTCGAAATGTCCTCGAAATGTCCTCGAAATTGCCGCTCAATCTAGCATCCACCGCCACACCCCATCAGCGTAGATGATCGGCTGCACCCTCGCGATCCTGCACATCATTTTATATGCCCCGGACTCAGACATATAGCAGGCGTCCGCAATCCTCGCCGTGCTAATGCCCTGGTCGATTGTCAGCGCATCGAAGATCAGCAGCACCGATACGATGGCAGCCCGCTCGGTTACCGCATACTCTCGATCCTCTGTGCCGCCATTGCCACAACGCAGCGCAGCCAACCGAGCGCGCAATACTCCTATGCTATCCATTACCCCCCGCCTTGATATACCACACGCGGTTACGCCCGACCCTACCCTGATTGACGAACAGATTCGGCCTCCGCTCCAACGCAGCGAGGACTGTCTTCTTGGTCATGCCCGTGCGCGCCGCGATGTCTGCCGCCATCAGCGGCCCATGTTCCGCCAAGCAATCATACACACGCTGCTCCGTTTGCCGCCGCAACATGGTCGCTGCCTTATGTGACGCCCGCGCCGCGGCTTCATTCTCTACGGGCAATCGCTCCGGCTGGAGCAACTCATCCCCATTCACAGGAGGCACACGCCCCCCGAACATCAGTCGGGATAGATTCATCCACTGGTAACAGCGAATCTCCCAGTTGTACACGAGCTTCCATTCCGCCGTCGCTGTGACCCGTTCGTAGTCCGCATCTATGGCCGCCATCTGCATACCCCTTCATAATGGTGATACAATGAGACAAACCCTCAACACTAAGGAGCTAAGTAACGAAAGTTGCCAACTTGTATTGCGTATTGTATTGCGTTTGCAATTAATGTTAGTGACACAAGTGACGCTAGTGACGGAAGTGACGGGATCTCTTAGAAAGGTTTAGGAAAATACACAAAGCCTATTCATTCCTCCCTTTTTACTACTTTCTCTACTACCAGAGTACCCGTAAATAGCGTCACTTCCGTCACTTCCGTCACTAAAAGTAGTTATTACTCCTATAATGCCATTCGCATAGCCATGCCGCGTGCCGTCACTTGCCCGTCACTTCCGTCACTACTCGCGTCACTGGTGGGTGCGGAGCGCGTTTGCATGCGTGCGATGTACTTCGGGACGGTGCGTCCCTCTCGCCGCGCGCTTTCACATTTCTTGCAAATTTGTTTGCCGTTTGGTTTCACATCCGTGACTACGGGCGTGGGGTATCCGCCCTCATATTCCTGCCAGCGTTGTACCCCACCTTTGCTGCTTGTGAGTTGCCCACACAGGGTCGTATCGAAATCGAACAACACTCCGATACAGGCAATGTGATAAACCGAACTATTATGATAGACTACATAGCGAACCTTGTTCATGGTATCGTATTCCCCTGTCCTTTGAGCCGCAGCCCATCGAAAACCCTTGCCACATTTGCGCGCCGGTAGTAGTATCCGAGCCGCTCCATCTCCGTCTTGAAGTTGCGAGCGTTATAGGACTTGTATCCGTTGTCAGTACACCACTCCTTATACCTGGTATAGATTAGGTTGCTGCCTATGTTGTAGCTGTGGTCAACGTCGCAGGCTTCTTCTACGAAGGTAAGGATGGTGTTGGATTCTTTGCGATAGGTGGCCGTCAGTTCTTCCACCTGCTGAACGTAGGTAAATGCGCCGTTGGATTCCAGCCGCGCCAGCCCTTCCATTGCCCAGTTGAAGATACCTGGTAGCTCATCGAGCAGTAGTTCTCGCAGATTGTCTATGCGCTTGGCGCGGTCTCGCTTCTCGAAGTCAGCGTTGAAGGGTATCAATCGCAGCCGTCGCCACATACCAACGCTAGTGTCAGTAACCGTTGGCAATTTGTTCATGCTCCACCACAGTTTGACTGTGGGCCTCAGCGTGAATGGCTCGCGCCGGATCTGCCGCACCTGTAGGCTGTCGCCTGCCACCAGTGCCTTGATGATTGCGTCCTCTACCACGCCGGATGTATCCGCTTCAGGGCAGAGGGCAATGCGCTTGCCGGCTAAGTCTGCCAACTGGTACTGTTCCCGATGCAGGAGATCAACGTTGAAGGGGATGGCCGAGCTTCCCGCCAGTTGTTCTAGCACATGGAACAGCACGCCCTTGCCGTTGGCCCCTTCGCCGTAGCACCAGAATGTAACGTGCCGCTTGATATCGGTGGTCAGGCTGTAGCCCATCGCTTCTTGGATGAAGGCGATCAGTTGCGGGTCAGTCTGTCCGTTGCGATCCACGAACGTAGTTTCTAGGTATCGCCGCCAGTTAGGGCAGGGAAATAGAGGGTCATAGTCGAAGGGGAGTTGCGTCGTGAGGTATTGCCCTGGTTGATGGGTCAGTAGGGCTTGCAGTTCCAGCGAGTATGTACCATTGCGGAGGTTGATGAGGTAGGCATCGTTGTCAAGTACATCTTCTTTGGTGTAGGTGTGCGCCCGCACCCAACTTTCCACGTTCGCCACCGCCTTGACCGATGGCCGGTTGTCAAACTGCTCGACCAACGCCCACATCTCGCGCGAGATGGTCAGGTCATGCAGTGCGGCCCACACCCCATCCACATAGCGCAGCCATTGCCCACGAGAGAAGATGGTCAAGTCGTGGCGTTTGATATATTCTCGCCCGATGTCAGCGTAGTTAGGCTGTGATGGTTGCCGCCTGCCCTTGCCGCCGCTTGGCTGCTGTGGCTGTGGGCCACCACTACCGCCGCCGCCTGTGCCGCCGCCGCTTGGTGGCACTGCTGCCTGTGCCGCCGCCACTGCCGGGTCTACATACCCAGGGTCATAGACTGTTTGCGCCGTGTCCGCCGCTTCCCTCAACGTGTCCTCTCGGTAGTCATCGCGGTTCCATTTATCCCGCATCAACCCTGACTGCCTGAACAGCGAGTCCATGCGAACGGTATCCCTGGCGGTCAACCAGGCGAGGCCGCAGCACAGCACCATGTCCGCCTTGCTGTGGTCGCCGCCGGCGGGGGATAGATCACCGTCCCACAGCCGCCGGTATGTGTTGCCGTTCTTCGACCGGAACAGCACGTCTAGTAACTCTTGGTCGCTGAGGCTCACGGCCCCGCTAGGCTGTGATGGATGGGGGGTGTGGGCCTTGCGTGCCGCCCGCGCGTCAATCAGCGGCTGCAACCAGGGCTGCAACTCTTGCGGCTCATACTGGATTGACATATCGAACTGGATGAACTCTACCGCGGGGAGGTTGGGTGCATACTCCGGCTTGTGGTTGTATGTGCCTGGTATGCGTAGCACCCGCGTCAAGTCTTTGACGTTGGTATCACCGTCAGCGAACTCGGACATTGCATACTGGTATGCCTTGCAGTCTGCCCCGCGCAGCGGCGAGCGCAACGCCACATACCCATGATAGCCGCCGCCGCTGGATACCAGCGCGGTCAAGCGGAATGGTAGCGCGTCTATGCGGGCTAGGGCTGTGTGTCTCTCCGCCTCTGTCTTGCAATCGAACTCAAAATACAAGCACCATGTCTCGGTTACGTCGGTACTCTTTGCGCGTTCATGTTCCGACCGGCGTAGGTTGACAGCGTGAACGCCGAAGTATGCATCCACATCCCAAAACAACTTAGGCACTTCAAGATCACTGTCCGTCGCCACCCAATATGAATACTTCTGGCCGTCCACATCGGGAGACCAGAAGTATCCGAAGCGACCGCCGCGCCAAAGATGTTTTACCAACTCATAGAATCGTGGGTCGATAGCCATTTGTTTGTCCCCAACTCAGTAGCTTGTAGCATGACGCCATCGCCACCACGCTTGCACGATCCAGAACACTATCAGAAGGCCCACGCCCAGCCACAGCATGTCAGCAGTACCAGGTTCCATGCTACGCTCTGCCCGCGCAATGCCTTTGATTAGAATGAACAGGATGAACAACTTCGATCCGATATTCACAGTTGATTCCTTTCTTACTGGGTCAATAGCCATATCATCCTGCCAAGAGATGCTGAACTGTTACTGCTAGTTGCTTCGCTGCTTCCGCTGTCACCGCCTGCCCGCCAGACGCACGAGCTAGGCTCGTCAGGAAGTCACGGCCCGCCGGTGAAGTCTCGCTGCCTACATAGATGACATCGATCTTCGCCTTGTATCTTGCCGCCTCTTTCAGCGCGGCCCGCGGCTTATCCGGCTCGCCATCGCTGATGATAATGAATCGCATGTCGGGCACATCCGCCACCCGCGCAAAGCGCAAGGCCCCTGCCAGGTCAGTGCCACCGCGTAGGTTGAACGGCACACCGTCAGGGCAGAACATTGTCCTATCGCTGAAGCTGATCACCGCCACCTTTCCGGGCAGACTACCTTGCAACGCCGCCAACTCCTCACATGCCACGTCATAGCGTGACTGCCCGCCGCGGCTATCGGGTGTACCCATTGACCCTGACGTATCCACCAGCACAATCACATCGGCGTTGATGAACGTGTGTGCCAAGCTCTTGCCGCTGTCTCTAGCAATTGCCGAAATGCTTCCCGGTATTAGTGCGTTCACAATGCTGCCTCCCTTCTCTCCCCCACCGTCGTGAGGGTGTCCATTACAGATGTATACCCCCCCCGTCCTACCCCCCTGAGGTGGGTGTGGGGGGTAGGGCTGCCCTGAGTATTTGCCGCGCTTCTGCCAGTGTGGGCGCGGCGATGGTGTTGAGGCGGTAGCCATTAACCGTCCCCCGCTTGGTTATGGGTTGGAGCAACCCGCGGCTGACCAGCCACTCCAACGTAGAGCGCGGCGGATTGGCAATTCGCAGCCGCCCCTCCTGGCCCGCGTCCGATGCTCCGATCACAACTCGCTTGGTATCCGGCATCCCGTCCGCGCCGTAGAGCGTGGCGATGTAGGCCAGTCCTGCGCGAGCGTCGCTGTCGTCTACCGGCGCAACGAAAGAGCCGCTAGACGGCGGCAGGCTGTAGAGG